TATTTCCACTCACCAAAACCCATAAGGGCGGATATAACGATGTTTCAATCGTCTGCGGTGTAGGATTACCGGGAACATTTTGGTTGTCGTTCTAAAATTGATAGAAAAAGGACGCGCCGTAGTTCCACCAGGCGTTAGCAGCCACATAGTGCAGTGCGCGGGCCCAGTGGCCGTCATTAAGACCGTCATTGCAACAGCCGAACCGTAGCGAAACCGCCGTGATTGTGGCGTTTACCCAAGTATGATCACAATAGCCAGTTGCCGAAGTTCCCTCAATTTCCTCTGACGGAATCGCTCCAAAACCTTTGACTACGTGCATGGTCGCATTGTAATGGTTTGCTGTCACGTTGCAGCCTGTATCCAGATACCCGTCTCCACTCAGATTGTAGGTATAATCTGTAGATACCTTAATTCTTCCATTGACCGCGACCATATACGGATCACGCTGCCAAAGCATATAACTGCCCAGAACAGCGCTATGAAAAATCTTATTGAAAGACTTATTATCATCTGATCCATAAAACCGGCCGCCTCCAACTACCTTGTTGATCTGAGTTCCATAATGCTGGGCTTTATCCTCTACATAGCTGGAGCACATTCCGCTTCCAAAAGAACTTTGTGAATCTGTGCTTCGCGTAAGCATTACACAAATATCTGCTAACGTATTTGTAAGCGGGCCGCCGAAGAATAACCCGCTTGCACTCGTTTTCAAAATCGCTGTGTTCTGCTCTGTAGTGCCTATTGCGGTTCCTGATGAATTATCAGAAGAGCTTCCTGAAGCAGTCAGGCAGCTCCACTGACCTGCAATGCTTCTCATCCTTCCGTTTCCATCAATAGAGCCATAGAACATGGGAATGAGCATGTAGTCCCTAACTTTTCCTTTGACATTAAAACCAACCGGCTGGAAATCCGGATCAACCTGCCGCTCGCAGAAGTATACATAACGATCTGAACCGACCTTATATTCCTTTTTGTAGATCTTCTTAATGACCGCCATTGCATTTCCTGCAAAATTTGCATTTGATACATCTGAAGCTGTTCCGTCTGCTTTCTTCGTATAATCATCCGGATTCAGATAATATTTGATTTCTCCATCCCACCCACACATAACCGGCACATTCGCTTTTAACCAGCTCCAATCCGCCCAGGAGCCATAATCCATGGCATGAGTAGCCATATTCATGGACATAGGCTTAAAGTCCTTGTTAGCGCCCAAGTATTCTACACGGGTAGCTGGATTCAGATCTGATGCTTCGTGAATAACCATTCCATAGATCGGTGCGTCAGTCGGGATCAGGTTCCGGATCAGCTTCTCTGTCTGCTCCTTCACTTCCAAAAGGGTTTCCTGCTCCGCAATAAAAACCTTATTTTCCGTCATTTTTTCCCTCATTTCCAGCATAATATAACACGATGCGTCATATTTTTGCTTATTTTGTTATTTTATAACGTATCCCGTTATCATATAACGGAATCCGTTATTCTCCAGTGCCATCAGCTTCTTCCGAAGGAAGCTGAACATAATAAAGATGACCATTTTCCATCCCCAGACGGATCTTCGCTCCGTTTTTGTCATCCTCATAAATTTTGGCATCCACCTGCAGTGCCTTGTCATTTTCAAGTAACTGCTGATAGCGTTCGTTAAACCGGTCTGCATGTGCAGGAGTTGATGTTGTAAGAGCCTCCATCTGGAGGTTCAATGTAGGATTGTTCTTGATTGGTAAGTTAGCCATTGTGTTCCTCCCTTAAAACGTGTCCTTAATCCAGAAGGTCATCGCAAGATCCGCATCCTTGCCTTTAGCTGAAAACCGCTTAATATTAACGATATCACCATTAGCATCATACAAGCCGATCTCGCTGATCTCTTTGCCCGCCAGCTCCTCTTCGGTCAGCGTACATTCATACTTGCATTCTGTATCGCTGACCATTGTATAGCCGTCATACTTCTTTCTGAGAAGTTCATTTCCGAGGGTGCTGTCTGTTTCCGAAAGAGGAATAATGTTCCCGCTTTCATCCACACCGCCATCACCGAAAACAAAACCCACGATTTTCGGGAGCTGGATCTCTCCGGCCCTGGCTCTAACCATATTTTTTCTTGCTGTCACTGTGATGATCTGATTCTGTGTCATGTCAATTCCTCCTCACGCCTCTCAGCGTCCAATATTCTCTTTCCGTTCAAATTTTGGCTGCCATCCAGAAACCATAAATCCTTATCCAGTCGAACACGATAGTCATTTTCCTCTTTGTTTTCTATCTTTCCAAAATCAAAGTGTTGTCCGTACTCATGTGGGTGTCTCAGAATTTCAAGAAGAACAGAACCATCTAATTTCCACGCACCGTTTAGTGTTGGAACTTGCCAGAACTGGGATTCAAAGCCCATGGATACCATGCCGACAGTGTTCTCATCTTGGCAGATTGCTGTCATAAATCTGGCTGCCTCCGTGAAATCCTCATGAAGTTCTATTTCTCCAATTTCATAGGTTAAGCCGTATTCATCTGCCTTACGGACTGCATCAAGATTGTATGTACCGTCCAGCAACCAGGCTCCATTCAATGTCCGAACCGGCCAAAACTGCGCTTCATAACCCAGTGCCATTCCTGTCACGGTATATTTTTCCGGGCTAATATAGCCACTCTCTATCAGTAAAATCACACGATATCTTAAATGTGCTGGCAGCCATTTATCCAAAAATACCCGGATGTCTTTCATATCAACACCCACAATTTTGCTTACATCCAGCGTTATCGTTGCCAGGAGCTTGTCCGCATCTGCCTCTACTGTTGTATCAGCTCCTGTTCGGGCATCCAGTTTTTCCTTCAACCAAGCCTCATTGACCAGCTCCTCATGGAGTAGCGCCGCCGCCCCATACATTTCATCAATAATTCTTTCTATCTCAGCCAGGATTATATCTTCCACATTCAGAAGGTCTTCCATTTGCCTCATCTTTCGCACTCTGGCCGGAAGCATCTGTTCACTATTCAGTGACACTGATAATCACTCCCTTCAGAGAAAAGAATTTGTTATAATCTGCCGTGATAGAATCCTTTTTTCCATTTATTGTTAAGTCCACCACCTCGGAGACACCACTCACCGCGCTGATGATATTGCTGACTTTAAAGAAGTTCAGGGAGATCACTCCGCTCTGGAAAGCAATTTCCAGAAAATGTGCCTGAACATCTGTCTGAATCTGGCTTTTAACCGTTTCCTCCGTGTATCCGGCTGTTTTGTGAATCTCGCATACAATGGTTACATCAATACTCTCCGCTGCAGATACCACCGGGTTAGCCCCCACAGGCCGCTTCGTATTGATATACTCCTGCACAATCCGGATTTCTTCTTCCGTAGGTGCCTGGGCCGTTGTGGAAACAATGGCGATATATACGTTTCCTGTTCCGTCTCTTGGACTGGAAACTTTTGCATTTCCCGCCACCCTTTTGCCCTGGGCATTGGTTGCTTCCTTGGCCCATTTCACATAATGTTTTTCATTTCCACTGGTTCCCATGTCACTTCCTTGAGCAGCCAGTTCATCCTGTAGGGGAGCAATGAGCATCGCATTAAATCGGGCCAGTTCTTCAGATACCGCCTGCAGGTTATCCATTGTAAAGCTTCCCTCTATCCTGGAATCTTCATTTTTGAGGCTTCCTTTCATCCTGGCCAGAATTCCATCTGCCGTAAAATCCATTTATACATTCACCCCTTCCATTCGGATCGGTACCGTTTCTTTCCCATAAATGCTGGTACAGTCAAATGTTACTTTCATCCCCCAGCTACTGGTCTCAAAATTAAAATTTTCCAGTTTCTTGATATATGGATTTACCATTAACGCTTCGGTAATATAACGCTTCATTTCTGACTTTACTATTTCTCCGTTCATGGAGTGTCCAATGAGCTGATCCTCATATTCTTCTCCGAAGGCCGGAGAATAAGCTACGTGTCGGAACCGGGCTGTTGTAAGTGCCTTAAATATCCAGATCCGGAGTGCAGCATTTCCTTCCACCAGATAAGTGCAGCCATTTTCATCCAGAAGCAGTTCATTTCTCGCATAATCATACGCATATTCTTTCAGTAATGGTAAATCAGTTACTTTTTTCGTATCTGTAACCCCAGACGCATCAATAAATGGAAAAATGCTCATCCTGTCACCGCCCTTCCAGCTATATAAAATCCGCTTCCTGTCATGACAACCACCACCGTATCACCTTTCTTGATTACATATTTTTCATGGAATTCTTTCAAAAATTCATATGCTGCAGCCGGTTCAAACGGTGTTTCAAAGGGCTTTAAAATCTCATCACCGCCATCCGATGCCGCTACCGTCAAGGCCGGATTGATGTAAATGCCAGCAGATACTGTCTGCCCCTGCAGTTGAATAGACAAAGGCTTCACACTGATCACATCAGCCAGGAATGTTCCATCTACGCTTGCCTGAACCCCGCCACCGGAGTTTATATCCGCAGCTCCGCCACCGGATATACGTTCTTCAATTGCGTGAACCATTCGCACGATGTTATGATCTGTCATGTCAGTCCCTCCTACTTACTTTTCTTATTGTTTGTGTCCTACTCGATTTCCTCCTCATCCATCAGATTTTCAAAAGCCAGGGTAAGATCCATTTGCGCTTTTCCATTGGTAAAGGTATGAGTATCGCTTTCTATGTAAAACTGTCCATACAGTCCAGAAACTTCATCCTGGACAATAATGGAATAGCCAGAGACCGCCCTGAAATCATTCGGTACTCCAGATACAGATCCAGAATTTTCTACAGAAACCAGTGCTTTTTGTGCTTCTGCTGAAATATCTTCTTTATCGCTCTGTTTCATAACTTTCTGAACCAGGCCATATTTTTGAATGGACTCTGCATCCTCTATCACCTTGATCTGATTTCCTTTACTGTTGGTGATAATTACACGGTTTACCAGGTTCTGCAGAGTGCTTTTATACTCTGTATCAATTAGGTTGTAATCTCCGGTCATCACAGCTCCACACAACGTCCCCTTTTCAATCACACAAAGCTGATTGATATTTTTAATCAGAGGAATGTATTTTGTACCATTCTTTCTGGCTGCTACTGTATAGGCCATCATGATTGCCTTATATGCCTTTTTTCCAAAACACGGTGATTTCACTACAACTCCATTGGTCGGAGCCAGTTCTCCGCAGGGAATATCCAGTTTCTGGCAGATCTGTGTGACAATACTTTCTGGTGTCCCAGAAAAGACCATATTCACATCAGACTGGTTCACGTAAAACAAAAGATCATATGCCAGATAACTTACAGTTTTAGAGCTGCCTTTTTTATCCGCATCAAATATAATCCCGCCGAAAATATTATTTCCTTCATTATCCTGCATGATAATTTCATCCCCAATGTCAATGGACACATTCGGGAATAGAGTATCTTTTTTGTTCTGTGCGATAGTGAAATTGATTTTTCTGGACACCTGGGAAGTATCACCAGACCAAGTGATCTTTTCAATTAGCTGGCTGATATCCTTTCCTCCTGTCAGTAATTTCATTCCTTCCACCGCCTTTATGCAGGAATCGAAAGCACAGTACCCGGATAAATCCAATGCCCGTTCCCGGAACTGCTTTTTCCATGGCTCTTGGCTGCCGCTTCAATCGTTCCGCTATTTGCACCATATATCTTCGTATACTGTGCCCCATTCCCATAATATTTCTTTGCGATCCCCCACAAAGTATCCCCGCTAACCACCGTATGACTTCCACCGGCGCTGGTATTGGGCCGATCTGTAAGACCATTGTCCCTGACCTTTGGTGTGATATTTACCGTGGGAACATTCAAAGTAACATACTCCGAAAAAGACATGGTATAATAAATATCCTCGTCTCCTTCATTTCCAGAATAATTCAGTTCATCCATCAGCATTGCCAGATTGATGTCCATGTCCGTTACAATAACACGAACCACCTTTTTTGATGTTTTCCACTCATCCAGCATGGTGATATAACCTTTCGGTGTATCTTCTGCTCTGCTGCTGAAAGGAGAATTTTCTGATGGGAAGAAGCTGGAAAACTTTGTGCGTTTTAATCCACAGTCTCCCGGAAGATTGACTTCTCCCATTTCCAGCAAAGTTATCGTCTGATTTAACTGTTTTGATGTAATCTCCACCGTTTTAGGGTTAATCGGGAGCTTAATGACTTCGCTCCGATTATCCACACTTAATTCAATGATTCTCTCTTCCATAAGCTCCCTCCTATCCCATATTTACAATTACTTCTACAAATTTCTTTGCTACTTTATCAGCCATCTCATCAATATCATCTTCTGACCGGACATTGATGGTATCTGCAAGTTTGGCAATCTGGACTGTAATGCTTCCGAGGAATCCTCTTGCTCCACCAGACGAAGTGCTGCCCGGTACCTCCATGCTGCTCCTGCTCTCCCTGATCCGGTCGATCAGAGCTGAAAGATGCTGGTCAATATTTGTTAAAACGCCGATGACAGAGGACATTCCTCCACCGTTTCCGGAGGATGCTGCCATACTTCCCTGTACTACGCCACCGAATGCATTGCTGGTCAGAGACACACTTTCCTTGTTTGGAAGTATCCTGGAACCTCGCGGCAGATTTACAAGCTCTGGGCCTTCCTCACCTACCCAGGTAAGTCCACCACGCCAGTTGTTGTCTCCAGCCGCATTCTTTCCAACGCTTCCCGATCCACTGCCTCCAGAACCTGCAATCTTGGCTCCTGTGTTGCTGATCCAGTCCGCTACCTTACCGATAGCCGAACCAATTCCTTCCACAATAGGCTGAACCACGCTCCAGACGCTCTCCAGGATACTCTGAATTCCTGGGAACACGCGCTGAACCACGCTGAAAACAAGCTCGAATACACTAATGCACAAATCCATAATAGGCGAGATCACGCTCCAGGCTGTGGTCAATACAGAACCGATTGCCGGGCCAGCTACCGCGATAACCTCCTGGATGAAGCCCATCCGCTCTCCGATAAAGCCGATCACAGAACTTACTTTCTCACCAATGCCATCGAATATTGTACTGAAAACAGGGGCAAGCGCCACAACAGCCACACCGATAGCTGACACCAGGCCAGCGATAACCGGTGATGCCTGTGAGATCAGACCGCTGATACCAGAAACCACACTTGAAATCACCGGAAGTATTACTGGAAGCATAGTTGAAACAGTGTTCACAATACTTCCAATCGCCGGGGCGCTGGCTACTGCAGCCTGACTAAGGGAATTTGTTACGCTGTTTCCAAATGATACAAGCTCCGGTATAGCCGCCGAAAACTTGGAACCCAGGTTTCCAATACCGTCAAACGCCTGGTTGACTGCACCGCTCATAGAAGACGGCAGTGCGCTCACAATTCCATCTTTCAGGCTCTTGACGATTTCTCCGCCAGATTCCTTAATCTTCGGAGCAGCCGCCTTAATACCTGTTTTCACGGCTCCAGGAAGTGCTTTTACTACCCGCCCAACCATCGGAACTGCATTCTTGAACAGGAACGTGCTGGTCGTCTCCACTACGGAGCCCATAGCGCCCTCTACATCACCGCCACTCGCCATAAAACCAAGCAGATTTTTAACTGCGGACTTCATGGCTCCGAAAGATCCGCTGAATGTGGTCGATGCTTCTCTCGCTGTGGTTCCTGTAACATCCAGTTTTTCCTGGATCACATGGATCGCGTTATACACATCCGCCAAGTTATCCAGGTTATACTTAACTCCGGAAATTTTCCCAGCATCCTTTAACAGACGCTCCATTTCCGACTTCGTACCACCGTAACCAAGCTTCAGGTTATCCAGCATGGTGTAGTTCTGCTTGGCAAAGCCCTGATAAGCGTTCTGGATAGAACCTATGTCGGTACCGAATTTATTCGCGTTATCTGCCATATCCACCATGGCCTGATCCGCCACAGTGGCTGCTTTTGCCGTATCACCCTTTAAACTGTTCAGCAGCGAAGCTGAAAAGCTGGTGACCTGCTCCATATAATCATTTGCTGATAATCCCGCTGTTTCAAAGGCTTTGTCCGCATTCGCTTTGACTGTATCCGCATCATCCTTGAATAAGGTCTCGACACCGCCACGGCTCTGCTCCAGCTTCGCACCTTCGCTTACCGATGCTCCCACCACTGCAGTAGTGGCCGTGGCCGCTGCGATTGCAACCGGTATAACAACCTTGGTTCCCAGTTCTTTCATTTTTCCGCTGATAGCAGAAATTCCTTTGCCGGTAGCATCCTTGATCTTCACTACCGGCTCGGCAACCTTTTTCCCAAGATCTTTTACACGGCTTTCTACCGCTTTAACTTTCGTTGTGGCCATGTCCTTTACAGCCATGGCCGTCACTACTTTTTTCCGGAGCGGTTCCATTTTGGACTTCAAGCTATTCAGTGCCTTGGTTGCCGGAGTTGCATCCAGTTTTGCCTGGTACTTTTCCTTCCAGGTTTTCTCCATCTCCTCACGGGTTTTCTTAACATCCTCCCGGAAAGAAGTTTGTTCTTTCTTTATGATCCGGAGAGTTGCCGTGACATTATCCTTAATGCTAATACTTCCTATCACACTCATTTGTCACTTGCACCCCCGTTCCCTTCAAAAGCAAACAGCTTTCTTCTTTCCTCTATGGCCGTCTCCATGGAAGCAAAATAAAAGAGCCTTTCCTCCAGGCTCAGATTCAGGATATATTCAGGTGTGATTCCCTTCTGCAGATAAAAGTGCAGGAAATAGGTTTCTCCGTCTCGGCTTATGAGTTTTTTAATTCTTCAACCACAGTGACCTTCTTATTTCCGAGTACACCGGAAAGCTTCATGATCTCTGTAGCGATTTCTGTTATCTCGCTCATTTCAAAGATATTCACCACTTCCGGATATGTCTGGATCAGTCCCTGATTCATCATCTCCTGTGCGACTTCTTTTAAGTTCGGTTCCACAACGGCCAGATAAATCGTATATTTATCTGCCGCATTCGGATCGTTCTCATCTTCGATTTCCGTACACTCTACGATTTCAGGATAATCCAGGTTGCGGATTTTAATATTTTCATCCAAGCTCGGAATATGTAATGTGCGGTATTTTCTGACCTTTTTCTCCTGAAAGCGCTTGATCGCCTTGTTAGTAAAACTCTTAAATACCTCGCTCTTATCTTTATCCATGACTGTTTCCTCCTCTTATGCTGCAATCTGATCCAGGTTCTGCAGATCAGACGGTGTGAAGCCGATGCTGGTTTCTTCCTCGACAATTCCGCCTTTTTCCCAGTTGACCACCGGAAGTTCAGTGTGCCATACATTGTTAGCTGACCAGCGCTCTGTCTGTCCATTCACGGCATCCGGATCTTTCAGTTTTGCAATAATCTGGCAGCGCACATCCTTGCCCTTCTTCCAGCTTTCCAGGATCGCTTTTGCCCTGGTATAAACCTTTTTTACGGTATAGGAGCCTTCTCCCTTTAATCCGGTAATCTTAGAGTCCACATCAATGCCGATCTGGACATCTTCACGGTTGGCCGTTACCTTTAACTCGATCTTAGAAAATTCAAAGATTTTCTCGCCATCGATCCAAAGCTCTCCCCAGGTACCGGAAAGAGTTTTGTTGCCTCTGATACTCTCTGCCATTGTCATTCCCTCCTTACATGTTTACTGTCATTTTCAGATCTTCCATGGCATCCACAAATTTCACGTTGCTGGTCACAAAGACCTTGCTTCCCGTATTTGCTTCGGCCACCGCCGTATCATCCATTTCTGATGTGTCGGTGCCCCGTCCTTCCAGGTAATTCCTCTGGGCATCTACATCTACAGATACGGTATTGTCATAACTGCGATCCAGGACATCCCCAAGAAGCTCCTTATGGTAAGAGCTGATGGCTGCCACAAACATCTGCTTGTTGTCATAGTCATTGATGACTTTGCCCACATAATACTTTTCAAATGTATCCCGGATATCATCCATGTAGAGATCCATGCCCTCCACGATCTTGATCTTCCGAAAATCTTCCGTTTTAGTGGCAGTAAAGGAAGTCAGGCTGTTCACACCGCGCCCAATCTTATACTGGCTGCCATCAAAGGTAAGGATCAGTTCGCCTGCATCGATCCGCTCATTCGGATCATCCGGCACTTCTGCCGAAGAAACATCGTTCAAAACATAAAAGGTACTGCTTCTGGAAAGAGACAGTCCAGCAAGGATTCCTGCGATTCGCGCACAGTATTCCGCTGCAGTATGCTTTTTCCCGGTAACAGATGAGGTAATGTTCTCTGTGGTAAAGTTGATAATTCCCTCATGATCTCCCGCATAATGGGGAAGAACTACCTTGAAGGTCTTCTTTTCATCATTGCGGTACTGCTTGATCCAGGCTCCGATCATCGTAGTATCTGCCGCCTTAATTCCAGGGATGCACAGATAATTCCATTTTAAGTCCTTTAACTTCTTCAGAACCGCGTTGTAGCTTTCTACATTGGTGGCCACTCTCATGGCGATCACTTTTGAAGGCGCTCCTTCATAGATCAGCTTCAGATAATTGTAGTTATCCTCCGTCCACTGAGTGAAATCCACATCATCCACTTTGTTGTAAACATTCTGTTCTTCACCTTCCGTGTCATCTTTCAAGATAACCGCCACAATTCCTCTGGCACTGCGCTCAATAGCACTAACGCCTTTTGACTGGAAGATAAAGTTAAAATTTGGTAATCCCAGACTCATGTTTACTCACTCTCCTTTTTCAGTGATACTCCCAGCTCCTCCATCCGGTCATTTGTAACCTTCTGTTCTTCGGAGTGCCGGAAATTGATAGTAAAAATGTAGTGGAGAACGTGATCCACTACATTGATGTCCGCATTCCCGATGGTGATCTTCCTATCGCCAAACGAAAGCACCGGACGAATGGCTGCGTCAATTTCAGCAGCTTTAATGAGATAAGTATTATTGCTTTCACCCTTCTCATGGTAGGTAACATCCGCCATGACGCTCATGTCCGTGTAAATCCCATCCACAGTTACAGGACTCCCTGGCTTCAAATCCACAAAATACCAGGTTTTAGGCTGTTCCACTCCATGGGCCGGGTCTGTACTTTTGATCTCTTCAAAAAAGACATCTGTATCCGGATCTATCTTCTTTAAGACACGGATCAGCGCGTCTTTTATCTGCAATACTGGATTTTCCATCATTTCTCCTTAAACCAAATCATGCGTATTTAAAAAATCAGCCAACCAGGCCCGCAAGTAATCTGGAAGCTTCCGATCCATTTCCTGCAGAGACACCTCCAACATATGAGCGCCTTTTTTAAAGCCGCCGCCCTTCATGCGATGCCCATACTCCACAGGCTCTGCATATTCCACATTATTGTAAATTTCAATATAGTAGGTGTCTCCCCGTTTTTCGATAGTTCCCAAGTTCCAGGCATCCCGTAAACGTCCAGTCTGAACCGGAGTCAGTTCTTTTGCTTTTCCAAGCGCCTGCTCCGCAATGTCAATGACCATTTGTTTAAATTCTTCCGGGTATTGCCGGTCTATGATCTGGGCCAGGTTCTTTTCCCACTCATCCAATCCGTCAAAGGTATATTCTGTACTCATCAGACCACCGGATTATCCAGACGAACTGGAACATTATTGTGGGACGGCTGCCGTTCAGCAGCTCCAGCCAAAGCTTCTATAACCTTTCCAAGCCGGGAAATTACCAGGAAATCATTTTCCAGGATGTCGATCTCCGGCCTTACAAAAAGGCTGTATGAAGTATCTGCAGATGCCGTGGAGCTGCTCTGGGCCAACGCTCCGCCGCTGTGGGAAGATAGCGCACATGGAACATCCTGATACATCATCTTCCCTTCCGTACCGCTTTTAAAAACACTTTCACCAGATGGTAAAGTATCTTTAAAAGGTCGGTAAACGGTCACTGTATCCCAGTAGGTCTCTGCCAGAATATCAGCTTCCTGCATGGTTATCCTTTGGCAAGCGCATTTTCTTATAGTGGTTTAAGGATGTCTCATAATTCTTCATGAAGTCCACCGTGGCGCTCCTGGAAGCGCTTGGATCGCGGTAAGAAATCGTTGTGTCTCCACGGGTGACGGATGATGTTTCTTTTCCTGTGGAGACCAGCAGATCTGCCTTTAACATATCCTCGGCAATCTGGGCTGCAGTTCCTTCCAGACGTTCCGGAAGATCTTCTCTACAGCAGTAAATCAGGATCTTATCTACCGCCCGGCGCACATATCTCCTTGCAGAGCTTTCTTCCGTTTCTGACATTTTCATGTTATCCATGACTTCGGCTACAATCCTGTTTTCCTGTTCACTTGCCATGCAATCCCTCCTACTTTTTCCTTGCTGTCTGGCTTTTCTCAGCAGTTTCCTGGTTCTGTTTCAGGGCCACTTCAAGCTGATCTTTCGTGCCGTCCAGTTCCTGTTTCAGAGTGGCATTTTCTTTCAGGGCCACCTCAAGCTGGTCTTTCGCACCGTCCAGTTCCTGTTTCAGCGCAGCGTTCTGGCTTCTGGCCGCCGCCAGTTCCTCCTTTAGTTCCTTTTCCGCTGCAGGTGCTTCGTTTTCCGGAGCCGCTTTCTTTGCGGCCCCTTCTCTGACAAATCCCTGGCTTTCCAATGCCAGCGCTACAACTTCAGACTCTGTCTGTTTTACTACATTGTCACGTTTTAAAGTAATCATCCCGCATCTCCTCCTATGACAGTTCTTCCTTTACGTTGGTAAAGCAGGTCTTGATCTGCTGATCCGGAATCCAGATATCATGGTACTTGCGGTAATCCATCGCGTAAGCTCTTGCCTTCTGGTTTGTCTCCGGATCAAAGATTCTCATCTTATCTGTCTTAGACACCGCAACAGGGGCTTTTCTCGGTGTGATAATCCAGTTAATGTTCTTGCTGGATGCCGTTGCTGCAAATCCACCATCTTCCTGCCCACTGGTTTTTCCATCTTTGAACAGGTATTCGGTCTTCATTCTCTCGGAACCAACCGAAATCAGCGGATGCTGCCCATCCAGGCTCTTAACCTTAAAGCTTACATCTCCCTGCTTAAAATCTGTTACATCCAGCTTTTTGGACAGCTTATCGCTCATAGACAAGATTGCTGCCACCATACGGCTGATGGTAATTACCAGTGGAGTATTATCTCCAACGATTTCCTGAACCGTTGCAATGTCATAATACAGTTTCTGAAGAATGGTATCTTCCGCCGGAACATATCCACCAGATGCTGTTTTTGCTTTGATGCAGGCCGCCGCAATCGTACTGTAACGGTAAGCATCAATCTCCGGGATCACTTTGGTTCTCTGGAATTCTCCCATTACAGTAGCCGCGGTCAGCGCAAAGTTGGTCTCATCTACGGCATTCTCATCAAAGCTGAAGGAACGTCCTCTATCCTGGGTCATTGTTTTAGTCTGATACTTGAAGTTTACTCCACCAGCTACAAAACCGTTCTGGCGGTCATAATCAGCCAGACCGTCCATAGAAAGCTCCGGGATC